TGTTCGTTTGGGTCTTGCCTCAAAAGTTTTTGCTATCGGCGACCAGTTCATCAGTACAAAAGGCGATGCACAGTTAGTATGGGACATAATCGGTTTCGACCACGATGTTCCGGCTGACAGTCAGTTTACGCATAGTATGACAATTCAACTCCACGATTGTTATACTTCTGCTCAATTCGATGCCCGAGAAGCGTTGTATTATGCTACGGAAGACTTACCGGCTGGTACATACAATTTCAGTATCGTAACGCAACCTTGGTACACTGCCGATAACGGCAAGACTTTCCAATTTACTTTGGCTAACGATTTAGCAGCCGGTGGACAGATTGTACTCGATATGACCTACAATCAAGCTCTTGCTGGAAAAAGTGTTAAAGTTTACAGTGGTAGCGATTCGACAGATGTTATCGAAACTGCAACCATTAGTGAGGGTACAAGCGGTACTGCTCTTGGAGCAACAGACGGCTCGGTGGAAAACCTCAACCATATTCAACGAGCAATTATGGGGTCTAACCGTTGGACACATTCGGCTGTCAAGCAGTGGCTCAACAGTGATAAAGCCGCTAACAGTTGGTGGATTGCTAAAAACAATTTCGACAGACCGTCAGCACAGGTTACATCGGCTGGTTTCCTAACCGATATGGACAGCGAATTTTTGGCTGTAATCGGCGAAGTAAACAAGCGTAATGCTCTTAATACTGTTACGGACGGAGGCGGTTATGAAGACAGCAAGGAGTTGATGTTCTTGCTCTCTCGTAGCGAACTGTACGGCGGTTTGGAAAATAGCATAAACGAGGGTGAGCCTTATCCTTATTATGCAAATTATTCCGATTTGTCTGCTCCCGGTACTGCGGTAGATAGCAACCGAATCAAGTACAGAAATGGCTCGGCACAGTATCAATGGACAAGGTCGTGCGACTCTGGTAACGCTAACAATGTTCGTATTGTTCGTCCGGCAGGTAACATCTACACCAGCACTGCGAGCAACAGTAACGGAGTCGCCCCAGCTTGTAACATTATCTAAAATCCAAAATCTGCTCCGACAGGAGCAGTATTAAGACGGAGGGAATTATGTCAGTTGTTAAGTCAAAGCGTGGCGAGGGTCAGTTGGTTGTCATAACCAAAGCCGAAGAACTTGCGGAGTACAGTGTTAAAATCTGTAAGAACGAGAAACACTTTCCGAAAGCATTTCGCTGGTGCTTTACAATGAAAATAGTCGATGAAGCGGTATCAATATACACTCTTATTCGAGAAGCAAATACAATATTTGTTACGACCAAAGAGGATTATAGTCTTCGCCGCCGTAAGCAACTTGAGGCATTGTCGTTGACTGATTCCCTTTTGGGTCTTATTGACCTTGCGAAAAGAGTTTACGGATTAGATTCCGATAGAGTTGAGCATTGGGCTTTACTTGTAAAGAATGTTAGTAAACCTTTGCGTAAATGGTTGAAATCCGATGAAGAAAGATACAAGGATATAGGTTGATAGTTGTAAGCTCGTTCGGTCGTGCAACTCTGGTAACGCTAACAATGTTCGTAATGTTAATCCGACAGGTAACATCAACAACAACAATGCGAACAACAGTAACGGAGTCGCCCCAGATTGTGAGATATGCTCGTATAAAGTAGGTCTATTTAGACAGAAATCAATGCACTCACACAAGGAACTATCACCCTGTCCTATGAGAAATAGGCGAAAAAGGAGCGTTGATGTCGTTTACTCCCAGAAGTAAGTACGGCTACAAACAACGACTAATATTTTTAATCTTATGAATATAAAAGTTGATGATTTTACAGTTAGAGATTCTGTTTGCAGTTTCGATAATCTTTATAACGCTATGCTCAAATGTCGCAGAAATGTAATGTGGAAAGACAGCGTAGCCGGATATGTAAAGAATGGTTTGGTAAATATTCTCGATTTGAAACAATCTCTTATGGACGATACTTACAAGATTTCGTCATATTCGAGATTTAAGGTGTATGAGCCAAAAGAACGAGATATTATCAGCACTCGAATTAAAGACCGAGTATTTCAGCGTAGTCTTTGCGACAATTATTTGTACGAAAATGTAACAAGGTCGTTTATAAACGACAATTCTGCTTGTCAAATAGGCAAGGGTACGCTGTATGCTCGTAATCGTCTGGAAAGGCATTTACAGAAATATTATCGCAAACACGGTACACAAGGTTGGGTACTTAAATGTGATATTAAAAATTATTTCGGTAGCACACCTCACTCTGTTGCAAAAGATGCCATACGTCGTTGCGTTTATGACGATTGGGCTGTCGGTGAAGTAAATCGTATAATTGACAGTTTCAATCAAGGTGAAGATGCAACTATCGGTATGGGACTCGGCTCACAGGTTACACAGTTGATACAACTTGCGGTACTTGACCCTATCGACCACCGTATTAAAGAACAGAAACACATTAAGTATTATGTTCGATATATGGACGATTTCATTTTAATTCATCACGATAAGGCATATCTCGAAGAATGTCGAAAAGACATTGAAAAGTGGTTATCCGAGTTGGGATTACAGTTAAGCGAAAAGAAGACTCAGTTATTCCCTGTAACACAACCGATTAGTTTCCTTGGTTTTAGTTTTCGGCTTACAAATACAGGAAAGATTGTGAAGAAAATTCGTCCCGAACGAATATCCCACGAAAGACGGAAACTCCGTAAACTTGCTCAAAGAGTAAAGGACGGTAAAATGACCCGAGAAGAAGTTGATAGTTGCTACCAAAGTTGGAAAGCACACGCTTCCTATGGAGATACCCACAATTTAATTCTGCGAATGGACAAATTTTACAAAGAATTATGGAGGTAAAATCTAATGTTTAAGTTCTTAACTAAAAACGACCAAATTGTCAAAGACGGTAAGAAAACAGAACAGTTGGCGGCAAGACAGACGAGTACAGAACTCGCAACCTCGGTAGCGTTTGTTACCCTTGCGGAAAGTGGCTCGATTGACGATATTACCGCTACTGAACACACCGATTTGTTCTCTCCGTGGGTAGAAAATGTCGCATATAAAGCTGGCGACTTGAGGCAGTACGAAAACAATCTTTATCGTTGTGTACAGGCTCATACTTCACAAGCCGACTGGACTCCCGATGCGACTGCATCTCTTTGGACTAAAGTAGGCGACCCTACAGAAGAATACCCCGAATGGTCGCAACCTATTGGCTCTCACGATGCTTACGCTATGGGAGATAAAGTATCTTACGATAATAAAAAGTGGGTATCTACCATTGATGCTAATGTTTGGCAACCGGGAGTATATGGCTGGAATGAGGTGTAAATGATGTCCGAACTCACAACCATTGTTACCTTAATCGGTGAAATTGGTGTTTTAATTGGAGTTATTACACCTGTGATAATGAGTATGCGTAAAATTTCAAACGGAACTAAATGTCAGCTTCGTAGTGAAATGCTCCGTATTTATTATCATAATCACGACAAAGGTATTATTCGTCAGTACGAGTATGAAAACTTTGTAATGCTTTACGAAGCATATAAAGCACTCAAAGGCAACTCGTTTATTGACAAAATATACGAAGAAGTTAAATCTTGGGAAATTGTTTCATAGGAGGTATTAAAATGGTACTCAAACAATGTATTCTCACTCGTAACGATTGTTACACCACAGGTACTAAAATGACAGGAGGTAAGCCGACAGGTATTGTAGTCCACTCGACAGGAGCGAACAATCCTAACCTTAAAAGATATGTTCAACCTCTCCCTACCGATAAAGACTACGATAGTATAATGGCAGACCTCGGCGACAATGTTTACGATAACGATTGGAACAAAAGTTATAAAGCTGGTGAAACTAATCGTAAAGTCTGCGTTCACGCTTTTATTGGTAAGAACGCTGCTGGTAATATCGAAACATACCAAACTCTACCATTCGATATGTGTTGTTGGGGAGTCGGTGGCGGTGCAAAGGGTAGTTATAACTATAACCCCCAAGCCAGAGTACAGTTTGAAATATGTGAGGACGGTTTAACCAATAAAACCTATTTCAACGCAGTATTCAAGGAAGCAATCGAATTTTGTGCTTATCTTTGCAAGATTTACAATTTGCCTGTAAGTTCTATCAGTTCACACGCTGAAAGCTACAAAGCCGGTTATGGTAGTAATCACAGCGATTGCGACCATTGGCTCAAAAAGTTCGGTAAAGATATGGATTGGTTTAGAGCCGAAGTTAAAGCGTTGCTTACTGCGGAGCAAACAAACACCACAACTACCAAGAAACTTTACAGGGTACAAGTTGGTGCTTATGCCGTTAAGACAAACGCTGACGGAATGGCTAACCGCCTCAAGAACGCTGGATTTAATACATATATGGTTAAATCGGGTGCTTTGTATAAAGTACAAGTCGGTGCTTATTCGGTGAAAGCAAATGCTACGAATATGCTTAATACTCTCAAAAAAGCTGGTTTCAGCGGTTATGTAACGACTTCGACAGGAACGGCAGTCGCAATATCTTCTCTCAAATCGGTTGATGAAATCGCAAGAGAGGTTATCAACGGCAAGTGGGGTAACGGCTCTGCTCGAAAGAAGAAACTGACAGCCGCCGGTTACGACTATGCAACAATTCAAAAACGAGTTAATGAACTCTGCTAATTTATTGGAGGTAAGATTATGAATTTCAACGAAATTATTACAAACTTTGTCAGCGAATACGGTACTACACTTCTTTATTCGGTTATCACAATCGTATTTACCTTTTTGGGTACAGTGTGCAAAAATCTCGCAAAGAAGTATCTCAACGATAAGACCAAACAAGCGGTCGCTAAAACTGTCGTACAGGCAGTTGAGCAAATTTATAAAGATTTGCACGGCGAAGAAAAGCTCGATATGGCTATCGACTCTGCAACCGAAATGTTGGCTGAAAAAGGAATTACAGTTACCGAACTTGAAATCCGTATGTTGATTGAAGCGGCAGTGGGCGAATTTAACGAAGCATTTAAGAAAACATCAACGACTACCGAAGAAATTACAGAATAACAGAAAAATACCGAGTAGGACATTAGGTCTTACTCGGTATTTCTATTACAAGTCCAAA